CGAGAAGCTCTCTGCTGTAGCCATCCGCTTCGGGGTGCCGATGTCGCAGCTGCGGGGCTATTGGGCGCAGCACCGCAAGCAGGTGCAGCAGCACCTCGCGGACGGCGGACAGCAGCCCTGTTCCTTGTGCCAGAAACCGTTCACGCCCTCGATTTCCCACCCGGAAACCTGCGCGCGGTGCAGCCATGAGTAAGGGGATGCCGTTTTCTGATCGCTGCTCCAACCAGGGCTTCGATGATCGCTGGACCTGCCCAGGCTGCTACTCCGACCTCGAAGGGGCGGTGCGTGGCGAAATGACCTGCCCCCATTGTGAGGCAAGGCTTGATCTCTCGGTCGATTACGAGCCGGTCAGCGTGGCTCGCCTGATTGCGGGAGGTGAGGATGACTGAGGACGTGGTTGTGGTCGCCTACTGCTGGGCTAGCGGCGAAATCGAATTTACACCTTGGGAAGACAGCTTCGCAGATGTGCCCGAGGGCGCGATTGACTTCGCGCGTGGGCATATGGGCGTTCTCCGGGAGCGCATCGCGCTGCACGCGAGGCACGGGTATGAATCCGAAACTTATTTCATCCCCGGTCTTCCCGAATTCAATGTAAATGCCCCCCCCGATGACTGGGGTCGCATCGATATCCTGATGCGGTGGGTGTCAAGGGCCTTTTCAGATTGGCCGACTGACCTCGACAACCGTCGGGTGCAGCCATGAACAGCATCCAGATCATCAACATCGCCAAGGGCCAGCTCGGCATGGTCGAGGATGATTACCGCGCGATGCTGGTCCGGGTGACCGGGCTGGCCTCATTGCGGCAGATGTCGGAGCGTCAGCGCATCGATGTCCTCGATCATATGAAGAAGATGGGTTTCCGGGTGCAGTCGGGCGGCAAGCGCGTGCCCTCGGATGTGCCGGGCTTCATCAAGAAGCTCTATGCCGTCTGGTATAGCTGCCACACGCTGGGTGTGATCGAGGACAAATCGAATGCCGCCCTGCGCGCCTTCTGCAAGCGGCAGCTGGCCCGCAACTCCCCGAATGTCGTCATCGACCCGGATCTGCTCACCTATGTGCAGGCGTCCATCATCATCGAGACGCTGAAGAAGATGGAGGCCCGGGGCCGGAAGCTGCGGGGGAAAGCCTGATGGCAATGCGGGTCATCAGGGCTTCAGCGGGCGATATCCGTCGCGCCTGGTGCGATAGCGAGATGACGCTGCCCCAGGCGGCGGCTTCGGTCGGCATGTCGAGCGACGCTTTGCAGGATCGGGCGGCCGCGCTCGGCCTGCCTCATCGGCGCACGGGGCGGCGCGAGGTGATCAGGCCGCATCAGGAAGCCGATTTCTCGAGGATGTGGGCAGCCGGAATCGCCGCTCGTGAGATCGGCGAGTATTTCGGGTGTTCGTATTTCGCGGTGGTCAATACCGCCACCCGTCTCGGTCTTCCCATGCGCGGGGCGGGTTTTCGGCCGCCGCTGAACCTTGCCGACTGGCGCGAAATCGAAATGGCCCGCGCCATGAAAGATTTTGCGGAGCGCGAGAACCGCGCCCTGAAGGGCCTCGCCGAATGAGCCGCTTGCCCGCCCGCATCGATGATCTGCCCACGTCAATGGTTGACGTGGCGGAGACGCTTGGCCTGCGGGTGGTGCTTTCCCTTATCCAGAATTTCGGCGGCTGTGACCTGCGTTTCCCGGTTCGGCCGGGGCCGGATCACCCGGTCATCAAGGCTCTTGGTGAAACTGACGGATATGCGCTATGTCATTTCCTCAATGGCGAGAAGCTCTATGTGCCTCATGCGCGCCGCCCCCGTTCGGTGCTGGCAGATGTGAGGCGGATGGAAGCTCAGGGCATGGATCGTGGCGCGATTGCCCGCGCCCTCGGCGTGTCGCAGCGCCATGTCCGGCGGATGTCCAACCGCTCAGGTGACGACCGCCAGCGCGATCTTTTCGATTGAGGCGCTGTCGGACCTGATGTCCGGTCACCTGCCCAAGACATGTGAAGCATATCTCGATCAAACTGCCAGATCGTGAGCTTCCATGCGCCTCGTAAATCACAAACTTGAAGGCTTTGACTTCAAAGCTGCTCGCTGGGTTGGCCCCGCGATCACACCGGAGATCGTGGTATTGCACGACACCGCCAGCCATCTGACCTTGGGCAACGCGGCGGCATATCTGCGCGACAATACTGCCAAGGTATCTGTGCATTTTGTGATCGAACGGGACGGCACCATCGTCCAGTTGGTGCCGACGAACCATCGCGCCAATCACGCCGGGCAGTCGAGTTTTCAGGGGCGCTCAGGCTGCAACGATTTCTCCATCGGCATCGAAATCGTGAACCCCGGCAAGATGACCCTTGTTTCCCGCGATCCGCTGACAGCGCGGGCGTGGTTCAAGACCAGCTTCGTGGATGGCGATGCCTGTGAGCTGGCCGAGATGGCTACGCCCGAACATGGTTCCGGCGTGTGGATGGATTATACGGCTGCCCAGATCAGGGCCGTTACGCTGCTGCTGGAATGCCTGTTCCGCGACATCCCCAGCCTGCGCGATATCACGACACACTGGGAAATCTCGCCGGGCCGCAAGGTGGACGTGAACCCGCTTTTCCCGCTTCAGGAAATCCGCGCCAAAGTTCTCGGCCGCGATGATCCTGCGCTGATCGCAGCCGAGGCGGAATCGGAAGTCGCGAAGGCGGATGACGTCGTGCGGGTCATTACGCTGGGCGACCGCCTCAATATGCGGCGCTGGCCTTCGTTCAATCCCAACATCATCGGCTCGATCCCTGACGGGACCGTCGTGCCGGTTTTGCGGGGGGGCATTTTCGGCGGCCGTGGCTGGCTGCTGGTTCAATATGGCGGCGAGGCTGGCTGGGTTGTCGCTCGCTACACCATCATTCCAGCCTGAGGAGTCAGCATGTTCCGCCTGTCGAACAATACCGCTCTGCCCGAAACCTCTGCCCTGGGCGTGAAATCCTTCTGGCTCCTGCTGGTCACGGTGCTGGTCACCGCCTGCAATGCCATCGGCTTTGCGCTGCTGCCGAGTCTCTGTGAGGTCGGCCTCGGCTGCACGGCCGAAGAAGTGGTGGCGCGCGGTGAACACGCTGTCTCGCTGATCCAGCAGCTGGCGCCCATCCTCACCGCAGTCTGGCTCTGGCTGGAGCGCCGCGCCCCAAGCTTCCGACTGGTCTTCTGGAAATCCTGACCCTGTCGCCATCGAAGGAAAGTGCATTCCGTGTCGGACCTGCCCCAGCACCAGGCGGAACGGCTCGCCCAGGCGCATCTGCGTCTGGACGCGCATGAGAGCCGCCTCACCAAACTCGAAATCCATTCTGCGGGGGAGACCGTGCGCAGCCAGAACATCGAACGCTCTCTGGGCGAGATCCAGTCGGGCATCACCTGGATCACCCGGCTGGTGATCGGTGGCATCATTGCAGGCGCGGTCGCCTTCATTCTCGGGGGTGGCCTCAATGTCGGTTCGTGACGATGTCAAGCGCAAGGCCCGGTCGGACTATGTCTACCGCCGTATGTTGCAATCCACTATCGCGGCTGCTTACGGGATCAGCGAGGCAACGGTCGGCCGCTGGAAAAAGGCGGCAAAGGACGCGGGTGACGATTGGGACAAGGCACGCACCGCGCATGTGATCGCGGGCGAGGGCATGGAAACGGTCGTTTCGCACGTCCTTGAAGACTACATGATACTGGCTCAGGCCACGCTGGATGAAATCCGCGATGGTCCTCATACGACCCGTGAAAAGGTTGATATGCTGGTTTCGCTGGCTGATGCGCAGACCAAGATGGTCGCAAGTTCCAAGCGCCTCGCGCCGAAGATCTCCGAACTTGGCGTGGCGCAGGACGTGATGGCGAAGCTCCTCGATTTTGTGAAGGAGAACTTCCCGCAGCACGCCCAGGTGATTCTTGAAATCATCGAGCCGTTCGGGGCGCGGCTGGCCGAGATCTACACGACATGATCAAGCGGCCGTCGCTGAGAACATCGCTCAGCCCCAAAGAATTCCGCGACAAATTCGCGGATATGGTGGCCGAGCTCACTCAGTTTGTCGAACTGAGTGTCGACGCCTTTCCGGCCGATCCGGCCGCAAAGGCGGAGCGCTTGCGCAAGGTCCGTGACCCCGAGAGCGGTTACCAGTATTTCATGGAGACCTACCTGCCGCATTATGTGCGGGGGGAACACAGTCTTTTCCACAAGCACATCTTTGCACGGGTGCCGGAGATCCTCGCCTCAGAAGAGGGCGTCAAGGATCTGTTCATCGCACCGCGCGGAGCGTCAAAATCGACGCACCTTTCGCTGGGCTTTGCCCTTTACTGCATCGTCCTGGGCCTTAAGCATTACATCGTCGAGGTCTGCGATGTCTTTGACCAGGCGGTGCTGCTAATCGAGGCACTGAAGGCCGAGCTGGAGAACAATATCCGCCTCTCGACCGATTTCCCCGATGCCTGCGGCAAAGGCCGGATCTGGCGTGAGGGCGAGATCGTCACCCGCAACAACGTGAAGGTCCAGGGCGTGGGGGCGGGCAAGAAGCTGCGCGGCCGTCGCCATGGTCCGTATCGGCCTGACCTGCTGTTTCTTGACGACATCGAGAATGACGAGGGCGTCCGCTCGCCCGACCAGCGCAAGAAGTTGTGGGATTGGCTTGTGCGCGCCGCGCTGAAGCTCGGGCCGCCCGATGGCAGCATGGACACGATCTACGTTGGCACGGTGCTGCACTTCGAGGCGGTGATCGTCAAAGCTTCCAAGCATCCGACGTGGAATGTCACCAAGTTTGAAGCGGTGGTGAAATTCCCTGATCGCATGGACCTCTGGGAGAAGTTCGAAGAGGTCTATTATAACGAGGGCGAAAAGGAGGCCGTGGCCTTCTATCGCGCCCGTCAGGCTGAAATGGATGCGGGCGCGGTCATCAACTGGCCCGGCGTCCAGACCCTGCTGTTCCTGATGCTGGCCCGTGCCGAGGATCTGGCGGCATTCCTGACGGAATACCAGAACCAGCCAATCAGCGAGGGCAACCCGTTCGGCAATCTGGTTTATTGGGTCCAGCCCCTGCGCGATTGGGTGTTTTTTGGCGGTATTGACCCGTCGCTCGGCAAGAAGAACAAGGGGAGTGACCCGTCAGCAATCCTGATCGGTGGCTATGATCGTCTTTCCGGCATCATGGATGTGGTTGAAGCTTCGATCCGCAAGCGGCTGCCCAGCATCATCATCGCCGACACGATTGCCCTGCAAAAGCAGTATCGCTGCAATCTGTGGTTTGTCGAAACCGTCCAGTTTCAGGAGCTGCTGCGCACCACGATGATGGTCGAAGCCGCCAAGCAGGGTGTCGCGATCTCGGCGGTGCCGATCATCCCCAATGCCGACAAGAACCTGCGCATCGAGCGCCTTCAGCCGCCGATTGCGGCCGGTCTGATCCGGCTTAACACCACCCAGACCACACTGATCGAGCAGCTGCAGCAGTGGCCAAATGGTGCCCATGATGACGGGCCGGACTGCCTCGACATGCTCTGGCAGAACACCCTGTTTTACGCAGGCGGCGGTGCGGCGGGCCAGATGCACACCGCGACCGTTGCTTCGGGTGGTGGTGACCGGCTGGGCGGCTATCGGCTTGGAGGGCACAGGTGATGCTTACGGGTAATAGCCGGTTTCGGTTGGGACTTCGCGGGCGGTTAATATTGCAGGTTGAAGAACAGTTCTCCGGCATACGCAACCGTTTTGGCGACCCGCACAGATGGACAGAATGGCGCGATGCCAAAGTCACGGATCTCATGCCGTCGCACCTTCCTGTCATTCTTCCGAAAGAAAAAATGGGTGAGCAATGAGCCGCCGCAAACACAAATCCCGCCCCAAGGCTCAGCCTGTCGCCCATGCCGAGGCAACGCGCAAGAACCTGCCCGCCGAGGCACGGACGCTGATTGCCAATGTCCAGAATGACATCACCATCCCCTATTACTCGGGCCTGCTCCAGCATGCTGACGATACGCTGATCCAGCAGGGCGGCGGCAAGGGGCTGGCACTTTACGATGAGATCGAGCGCGACACCCATGCCGGGGCGATGCTGGAAAAGCGGCGCAATGCCCTGATCTCGCGCGTCTGGGAGGTGGAGCCGGGCGGCGATCTGCCCCGCGACAAGCGGGCGGCGGAGCTGGTCGAGAAATGCTTCAAGGCGCTTCCGTTCGACCAGATCTGCAAGGGCCTGCTGAAGGCGACCCTGAAGGGCTTCGCCGTGGGTGAAGTCGTTTGGAAGCGCGACGGTTCGGAAATCCTGCCTGCGTCCATCGTGATCCATGATCAGCGCCGTTTCGGCTTTGACCGCGACTGGCAGCCCAGGCTCCTGACACTGTCGAACATGCAGCCCGGTGAGCAGCTGCCCGAGCGCAAGTTCGTTGTCCATCGTTTCGGTGTCGAGGGGAATAATCCCTATGGCCTCGGTCTCGGCAGTCGATTGTTCTGGGCCGTGCTGTTCAAGCGCGAGGGCATCGCCTTCTGGCTGCACTTCCTCGAGAAATTCGCGGGGCCGACCGTGGTAGGCAAAACGCCCTACGGCATGCTGACGGAAGAACAGAACAAGCTCCTGAACACCCTGCTTTCGGTGCGCACCGCATCGGCCATCACGGCGCCCATCGGGACCGAGATCGAGTTTCTGGAAGCCAGCCGCTCCGGCACCGTGACCTATGAGGAGTTCGTGAGCTACTGGGACCGGCAGATCTCGATCTGTGTCACCGGCGAAACCCTGACCACGCAGGTCGGGGCTAATGGCGGCAATCGCGCCCTGGGCGAAGTCCATCAGGAGCAGCTGGACGTGCTTGCCGACAGTGACGGCGACCTGCTGGCGGATACCCTGCGGTCGCAGCTCTGCCAGTGGATCGTCGATTACAACCTGCCCGGCGCGGCCGTCCCCAGCGTCTGGCGCATCCGGCCGAAGAATGAACAGGCCGAGGCCGGAACCCGCAAGACCAAGGCCGAGGCCGCGAAGGTGCTGGATGAGGCCATAAAGCAGATCGTGAAACAGGCCGCTGCCTTCGAGGATGATGAGGTGGCGCGGGAATACATCGTCAGCTTCGACATCACCGATGCGCTGTCCGACAAGGCCATAGACGCCCTGGTCGAGGCCCGACATGATTTCGCGGGGGCCGATGTGGAACCAGATCCCTTCGTCACCGGCGATCCAGCCATGTTCTCGGCCACCCGGCTCAAAAAAAAACGCTGACCCACCGTCACGTCTGTTTCTCCGAACCCGGCGGGCCGGTTGACCGGATCACCGAACAGGCGCTGGCGGCGGCCGAGGGATATTTCACCAAACGGGTCGCCGCGATCCGGGCGGTGCTTGTGGATGCCATAGAGGTTTCGCCGCTCGAAGATATCGAGGTCTCGATCTCGAGAGGCATCCTTGACCTTGCCGCCCGCTGGACGCCCAACTCCCTCGATGCGAT